ATGAACGCTTACGACAATTCTTATGGCATCAGCGGTCTCGATTGGCAGACCGCATTCAACCGCAGCTCCAGCGCTCCGAGCTTCCGTGAGACTGAGGGCATGGCTAAGGCAACTGACTCGTTCTACGAAGGTCAGATTCACACTGTTGACGCAGTCTTCTGCGAGGGCTATCTGCGCGGTCTCAACTACGCGCTCCGCATTCTTCAGCAGGAGATTCGCATTCCGGCCACGACCTACAAGAAGGCTTACAAGAATCTCGGTCACAGCATCAACCTGAAGCGTGAGTGCCTGCTTGCCGAGCACGGCGTCAGCCCCGCCGACGACGAGGCGCTGCACTCCAGCACCCCGTTCATCGACGAACTCGACAAGCAGGGGGCGCTGTAATCATGAGTGGCAAGAAGAGTGAAAAGGAGGTAAGCGACAATGCCCATTAGCAACATTGAGGCGACCGGAGCTGCGATTGCGGCTCCGGGCACCCGCCCCGTTTATACGGCTGACGTGGTGATTAAGGACGCCACGGAAGCCTACATCGAATGCCTTTACGACGACGAGGATGGGAACCGCGCTTTGACGCTTGACGTTTTGGCGGCGGATTTGACCCTCGCAGTCAACGGAAAGATTCAGGAGGTCAACAACATTCTGAAGGACAAGCGCGCAGGCATTAAGTCGGCCAAGGAGAACACGACCGACCCTGCAAAGCTTGCTCAGCTCAACAGCACTGTGGTCGAGCCTAATATCAAGCCCCTTCAGTCCCCTACGCCGTACATGCTGGCGTCCATCATCATGTTCAAGCATCACGTAATCCGCCTGAACTATGGTGCCAAGGACTCCAGCTCGTCGGATATGTGCCCGCTGGCTATCTACAACGAGGATGGCCCCTACAAGGGCATCTACACCACTGACGAGGACGATATCGAGGGAATCATCCGCTCGTGCCCGACCATAACAGAGCGTGGGGTTCGTGAGACCAAGGCTTTCCTTCGTGTCATGGCTCCGATTAAGTTCCGTTGCAGCGACCCTAACCTGATTGCTGTGAACAACGGGCTGTACGACTACGAGAACAAGTTTCTGATGGACTTCGACCCCGATATTGTTTTCGCATCGAAGGTCAGCACGGACTACAACCCCAACGCCACCAACATTGTAATCCACAACGACGACGACGGCACCGACTGGGACATCGAGTCTTGGATGCGTGAGCTTTCCGACCATCCCGAGGCTCCGAAGCTCTTCTGGCAGATTATCGGGGCTTCCGTCCGCTCGAACAACTCGTGGAATCAGGCCGCGTTCTTCTTCAGCACGAAGGGCAACAACGGCAAGGGTACACTCTGCGCCCTTATCCGCAACGTGATTGGCCGCTCCAACTGTGCGTCCCTTTCGCTCGACATGCTCGGTCGCGACTTCATGATGGAGCCTCTCCTGAAGGCGAGCGCCATCATCGTAGACGAGAACGACGTAGGAGCGTATCTGGAGCGCACGGCTAACCTGAAGGCTCTTATCACCGACGATGCGATAAGCATCAACCGCAAGCATAAGACCCCGGTTCAGTACACGTTCAACGGCTTCATGATTCAGTGCCTGAACGACGCACCGAAGTTCCGCGACAAGACCGACTCGATGCTCCGCCGTATCATCTTCGTCCCGTTCGACAAGTGCTTCACCGGTCGCGAGCGCAAGTACATCAAGAGTGACTACCTCGCTCGTAAGGATGTCTGTGAGTATGTCCTGAAGCATGTTCTTGAGGACATCCCCGACTACTACACCATCGAGGTTCCGCAGTATTGCAAGGAGGCTCTGGACAACTTCCGCCTCAGCAACGACAACGTGGCTGAGTTCATTCACGAGGTTCTCGACGACCTTGTCTGGGACGCAGTCTCGTGGAAGGAGCTGTACGCGTTCTATCGTGGATGGCTTCGCCGCTATGGCTCTGGTGACAGTAACCGTGGCTGTGTGAAGTATCGCGACTTCCGTTCCTCTGTTTGCAACATTCTCGACACCGGCGATTACGACTGGGAGTACCACCCCACCGACGGTCAGTTCCTTGTCAACGCATCGTACAACATGCGTATCGAGCCTCTCATCAAGGAGCTTGAAATCAAGGAGCTTCAGAACGTGGGCAACTCGGCTACCGAGGAGCACATCGACCAGTTCAAGAACATTCCAACGAAGATTCGTGGCATCCGTCGCATCGGAATTGCCGCATAGGAAAGGAGAGATTTCACATGTCTTACATCATGACTGAGGTTTACCGAGGCACCAACCCCGGATATGGAACTGGCCCGCTCGTCATCGCTACGTACGGAGCCAACGACGACCGTTACGCATACGGAACCGAGCACGAGGTGTATGAGGCACCGGAGTCGCTCGGAACCGGACACCGTGGCTTCAAGGCTGAGGTGATTGCAAGCATCACCCGTGAGCTTGCCGACGCTGAGAACTCTGAACCCTGTGGCATTGATTTCTTGGATGAGATGTTCGCAGAGTGCGACAAGAAGCGCATCGAGGCACTCACCGGAGCGTTGAATTTCATGATGACCCGCTAAGGGTCTCTTGAAAGCCCACTGAGAGACCACGAATGGGCATGGATAACCGGAAGGGCTTTTGGAAGCCCACTCGGAGACCAACAAAAGCCCATTCGTGGCACTCAAACGGGCGACATTCCAGACATATACCGTTCAAAGCCCACTGGCGGGCTGTAAAAAGCCCAACAACGGGCGCTAACCACATAAGCAAGGAGGAAATAGACATGACATATGACGACGTTCTCCTCCTTCTCGAAGCACCCGGCTGGGCGCTTCGTGACTTGGAGGCAGCGACTGAGCGTTACGAGCGCGCATTCACCCGCGTAGCAGGTGGAGCGATTCGATACGACAAGGAAAACGTGCAGGGCGGAGGCAGTGACCCCGACATGCCGTTGATTATGGTGGCGCAGCGTTCAATCGAGCTGGACGAGGCACAGCACGCTTACACCGTGGCTGTTGAGGCAGCTGAGCACGCTATCGGGATTCTTCCCGATTGGCGTAAGCAGTTCGTTCTCACCTCGCGCTATGTTGACACGCCGGCGCTCACTTGGCCGCAGATTGCTGAAGCCTTGGGCTTGAGTCTGCGCCAGACGTACCGCATGAAGAACAATGCCATCAACGACATCTGCAAGATGACTGATGGACGTGTTCTGGCTGCGGTTTCGTAGGGGGTCAAGGGGGAGCATCCCCATTGTCCAGAGTAGTAGTGATGCGGGGTTCCCCTCGTGTCACTACTACTACTGGATTATCACGATTGACATACAGGAAATCGTGATTGGAGTACGACTAATGTTAGGAGGACGAAAAATGACGAATAAAGTGACGACAGTGCGGTTCCACATTGGAGGTGACGACGAAATCAAGACGGAGCATAACCGTCGTGAGGAGTCGACCGTAAAGTGGGAACCGCACATCGACATGGAGGGCAAGCACGAAGTGCTTCGCGACATGTCGATAGAGGAAACGTATGAGGAATTGTTCGGACGAGCCATTGAGGAGTACGACGCTAAGCAGAAGCGCCGCGACCGCCGCATTGGCGGCGCCCATGAGTACATGGAGCAGGTGCGCGCTGATTCCCGTGGGCGTGTCAATCACAAGACACGCACTAAGGGCAAGAACCTCGCCTACGAGGTAATCGTAGGCGTTGGTTCCGTCAAACCTGAGTTTGACGAAACGACGGGGCGCATGAAGCGCGACAAGGATGGCAACATTCTGACGCCGTTCTTGGTTCCCGACGATATATGCGAGGCTGTTCTGAAGAACTACCTCGCGGCATGGGACACGCGCAACCCTCACCTTCGTCTCTACGGTGCATACCTGCACGGTGATGAGGGTGGAGCGATGCACATGCACCTTGACTTTGTTCCGTGGGCTGACGGGTACACGCGAGGCATGAGCGTGCAGACGAGCCTGAGCAAGGCGCTGTCTCAGCAGGGGTGCAAGTCCGAGGGATGGACTCGCAACTCGCACGTAGTGTGGGCAGAGCGCGAGCGCAACTTCATCGAGTCCATCCTTGAGGAGCAGTACGGCTACACCGTCATCCACCCGGATGCCGGCAAGTACAAGGAGAGCATCCCTTGGCGCGTGTACGCAGCGGAGCAGGAAGCCATGAAGCGCCTCGACGACCAGAACGTGAAGCTCGACGCAATGCGCCACGAAGCCGAGCAGATGGAAAACGAGCTGGAGGCGAAGCGCAAGGAACTCGAAGAGACCAGCGAGGCAACCAGCGTCGTCGAAGAGATGAAGAACACCATCATGCCCGACGGTCGCAGCATGTGGGAACACAATCTGGCTCGCATCCGTGCAGAGCGCGAGCGCAAGATGCGCGAGGAGGAAGAGTCTAAGCGTAAGCGCAAGAACGCAAGCACCACGCGACGCCTTCCTCGATACTTGTCGGAAGAGGCTCGTGCGCAGATTGATGAGCAGGAAGAGCGCATCGCCCGTCAGGTTCGCGAGAACGCCAACGCAGGTCGAAGCGAGCGCCTGATGCGTAAGACCCTCGATGTTGAGTTAAGCATCGAATCGAATAGCAGTGAAGAGGCCGGAATCGACCTACAGAGCATCCACCGATAAAAAAAATAGCCGCCCCCGCAGCATATCGCTGTGAGGGCGGTTTTTTTGTGACTCGAATCGGCATCAGTGCAGCTCAGGTGCTGGCACATAGTCCCACGCTGTTCCAAAATGAGTTACAGCTAACAAATAAAGGTCAAGCTCTTCATCGTAGAAAATAAGCTCGTCAGAGTGCTCCATGGCGAATGACGGGTCGGAGATGATATACCACTGAAACACCTCGTCCCACGGGGCGTAATCCCCGCTGACAAGCTCCAGCGGTCTGTTGGCCATCTCGTTCGCAAGAACCATCCCACCACAAGTCTCTGCGAAGTCTGCATATGTCTTTATACGTTCGAATGTCATAGCTGCCACCATCCTTTCTATTCGCTCAAACAGTCGGAGCCGCTATGCGGCTCCTTTCGAAGGACGGCGCGACGCCAAAACATAAACAGCCACACCCAAGACGTACAGGTTAAGATGGGCGTGAGTTTTTGAGAATAAATGGGTCTAAATGAGATTTTCGGGCGAAAATGAGAATGCTTTTGAGAATGAAAAAGCTCATGTTTATACACACTTTCCCACAGAAAGCCACAGTAAGAAAAAATGAGGTCTCTATTCTCAAAATCTCACGTTTTTTCCGACTTTCATTACACGTAACGTCTTTCGTTTAACGCTGTGTAATAAGTAGTAATTTTTTTGAGATTATGAGATTAAATAAGATAAAAGAAGTCATTTATCAGTGTTTTTGGTCGAAAAAGGGTCGTTTTTCGTCTCAAAAAGCCCTCTAAATTCTCAAAAAGTAGCCAAAAAATCTCAAAAAGTGGCGGATATTCTCAAAAACTCGAAGCCAAAACCGACTTTCCCCTCCCCGGTTGTGTACTCTGTAGTGGCTGCTTTTGCTTTCTGGTGTGGCGTGTTACGGCGCTGCGATTTCTGACGGTGACGCGTTTTTGCAAGTCTTCAAAAATTTTTTTCAACTGATTCCTCTCATATATGAACGGATTTATTGACAAGTACAAAAATAGGTGATAAAATATAAAGTTTAGGGTTGACAATGTCACTACCTCATGTTATTATATTTATAGTGGAAGAAATGTAGAGAGGACATCTTCCTTACATCATGGGTTACTGCATTTCACCACCATATTCCATAGCGATTAACGCGTAACGTGACACGGTTCCGTTGCGCGTTTTTCGGTTTACCTCCTTTCTTTTCATATTGCCCGCAGGACGTCGTAAGCCTGTCGGGCGGCATCACCCTCGTGGCGCTGTACACCTTGACCTCGCAGCGCCTCGGGGGTTTTGCATTTTTCGGACAAGTTCAAGGGGGGTTCATTCAAAGGAGCGTAAACAATGAAGGCCATTACACATGATTTGAGCGCAAGTGGAAACGACGTGAAAATCGTTCCACTTGCTGATTTGCATATCGGGGATTCGCAGAGCGACATGAAGCTGATTAAGAACATGCTAGACGCAATCCTCAATCTTCCTGATACCTATTGCATCCTCGGCGGAGACCTCATGGATTCCGCCATCGCCTCTTCCATTGGCGATACATACGCTGCGAAGTTGCAGCCTATGGAGCAACTGGAGAAGTGCGTTGAGCTTTTCTCCCCTCTTGCCGACGCCGGCAAGATTCTCGGCGTACTTTCCGGCAACCATGAGAACAGAATTTACAAGGCAGTTGGCGTAGACATGACCAGAGTCTTTTGCGACCAGTTAAACCTCTCGGAGGTATATTCCGACACCACTGCCTTGTACTTCCTCAAGGTTGGGCGACAGCGTCGCAACCGACCCTTTACATACACGCTTTACTACACCCACGGTTCCGGTGGCGGTCGTAAGCCGGGCGGAAAGATTAACCGCCTCGTCGACTACGCAACCATCGTAGATGCTGACGTGTACGTGTGTTGCCACACTCACATGCCGGCAGTGGCGAAGATGGAATACTTCCGACCCGTTCCGCAGAACGGAACCTTGGTGCGTGTTGAGAAGACGTTTGTGAACACCGCCTCGGCGCTTGTCTACGGTGGATACGGAGACAAGCAGGGCTACACGCCCGCGTCCAATGCCTTCCCCGTGATTGAACTTCACGGCGACGGCGGAGACGAAAAGGCTGTGTTCGTACGCATTTAGGTGGTGCGCCATGAGTATCTATGAGCGCATCGCGATGCTGGAGGGCATCGCAAAGACTAAGCGCGTGGAGCTTGAGGCTATCGAAGCCGAGATAAAGCGCCTGCGCGACGAAGACCATAAGCAATTCAAAGCCTTCAAGGCTGAATTAGACAAGGAAACAACCCACATGGAGCCTGTGCCCCGTACCTCTCAGAACAAGGTCGGTGGTATCAGGCTCTAACTATTTTGACGGCATACACGATAAGGAGGTGCAGATTATGCCACGTTCTTCGCGGAAGATTAAATCACCTACCGCGCTCGCTAAGATGTGGGACGAATATAAGGCGCACTGCGACTCCTACACGAAGCAGGAGATGGTAGAGAGCACTTATACCACAGCCGACGGAACAACGACAACGAAAAGCGTGAAGGAAATTCTTTCGCCGCTTTCGTATACAAAGACGGGCTTCCTCGCATACGTTGGCATTTCCCGCCAAGGTTTCGCTGAAACCTATGAGAAAGACCCAGCCTACCTTGACATTGTGGAGAAGATACGGCTTGAGTGCGAGGTTGACGTTCGTTCCAAGTTCGAAACCGGGCAAATCAACAGCCGTCTCGCCCCTCTGTGGATGAGCAAATACGGATATGGAACGAAGACCGACGCCAGCGTTGAGCACAGCGCGGACAACAACTTGCTCGACATGATTCAGAAGTCTCAAATCGACCTCGGCGAGGTGCCGGAGGACGAGGACGATGATTTATAGCAAGTTTTCGAAGCGCCAGCTCATGGCGATGCTGTGGTGGCAGCAAAAGCGGTACAAAGACCGCGACGCCATCATAGCCGATGGCTCGATTCGTTCCGGCAAGACCGTATCAATGACCGATGGCTTCGTACTTTGGAGCATGACCTGCTTCAACCACCAAGCGTTCGCGATTTGCGGAAAAACCATTGAGTCTTTGCGGCGAAACGTTGTGCTTCCGCTGCGTGATTGGCTCCCGGGCGATTTCACCATTGTTGAGAAGCGCAACGAAAACCGCCTCATCATATCGACGCCTGACGGGCGTGAGAACTCATACCACCTGTTCGGCGGACGTGATGAGTCCTCGTACATGCTCATTCAGGGCATGACGCTCGCCGGCGTCATGTTCGACGAGGTGGCGCTTATGCCTCGCTCATTCGTTGAGCAGGCTTGCGCACGTTGCTCCGTCCCCGGTTCCAAGTATTGGTTCAACTGCAACCCAAGCTCACCCGAGCATTGGTTCTACAAGGAATGGGTGAAGAAGCACAAGGAAAAGAATGCTCTGCGTCTTCACTTCACAATGGACGACAACCTCGCGCTGGACGCGAGCATCAAAGCCCGATACGAGAGCATGTATTCGGGCGTGTTCTACCAGCGATATATCAAGGGCCTGTGGGTACTTGCCGAGGGCGTCATCTACCAAGCATTCACCGCAGAGAGCATCGTTCCAACGGTGCCGCGAGACTATAGCAAATACATCGTAAGCATGGACTACGGCATACAGAACCCGACGGCCATGCTTCTTTTCGGCCTGTGCGACGGAGTCTGGTATCAGGTCGACGAGTTCTACCACAGCGGTCGTGAGACCGGTCAGCAGAAGACAGACGAAGAGTATTACCAAGACCTGTGCGAGCTGGTCGGTGACCTTCCTGTACGCGAACTCATCATCGACCCGTCCGCTTCGTCCTTCATAGCACTTGTTCGCAAGTCCAAGCGCTTCAAGGTACGCAAGGCCAACAACGACGTGCTGGATGGCATTCAGCACACCTCAACAATGATTCAGGAGCGCAAGCTGCTCGTGAATGATTGTTGCACACGAACCATTCAAGAATACGGGCTGTATTCATGGCAGGAGAAGTCCTCGAATGGGCAGGACAAGCCCATCAAGGAGAACGACCACGCCATGGATGCCACGCGCTACTTCGTCAACACGACGAAGGCGTGGAAGCCTAAAGACAACTACGTTCCGCTACTTGAGCGGAGTTATATGCAGCGAGGAGGGTACGCAATACGATGAAGACATATCAAGATTTGCTCGATGTCGGCGCTGATGAGTCGGCTCGTATGAGTTTCGTGCTCGCTGCTATTGACGAGCACAAACGAAGCCCGGTCTTTTCCGTGGCACGTGACGCTGAGATGTACGACAAGCGCCAGAACGTGACGATACGACGTTATCAGCGGATTCTCTACACCATGTCCGGGCAGGCTGTTGCCGACCCGTTCCGAGCCAACCACAAGATAGCGAGCGGGTTTTTCCCTCGCTTTGTGAACCAGCAGAACCAGTTCCTGCTCGGCAATGGCGTAACGCTTACCGACGCGAACAACAAGGAGAAGCTGGGCGCTGGGTTTGACCGACGTCTTCAGAAGCTCGGTCATGCAGCGATTGTAGGCGGCGTGGCGTTCGGGTTTTGGAACCTCGACCATCTCGACGTGTTCCGCGTGACCGAGTTCGTACCGTTGTACGACGAGAACAACGGAGCGCTGATGGCGGGCATTCGCTTCTGGCAGGTAGCCAAGGATAAGCCCCTGCGAGCTACTCTGTACGAGCTTGACGGCTACACGGACTACATCCAGACAGACGACGAGCCGATTCACGTGCTGAAGGAGAAGCGCAACTACATTCTCCACATCGCTACGTCTGAGATTGACGGAACGGAAATCTACGACGGTGAGAACTACCCGACGTTTCCCATCATCCCGCTGTGGTGCAACCAGAACCACCAGAGCGAGCTTATCGGTATTCGAGAGTCGATAGACAGCTACGACCTCATCAAGTCGGGCTTCGCAAACGACCTCGACCAAGCTTCGATGATTTACTGGATTCTCCAGAACACCGGGGGCATGAGCGACGTTGACCTTGCACGGTTCCTCGACAGGCTGCACACAGTCGGAGCGGCTGTCGTCGACGGTGATGACGGGGTGAAGGCTGATGCGCACACAATCGAGGTGCCGTACCAGTCGCGTGTCTCATATCTCGACAAGCTCAAGGCTGACATGTACGACGACTTCCAAGCTCTGGACGTCACGAAGCTCATGGGCGGGCAGAAGACGGCTACGGAAATCCGGGCGGCTTACGAGCCTATGAACATGAAGGCTGACATGTACGAGTATTGCGTGGAAGAGTTCCTCGCAGACCTGTTCAAGCTTGTCGGCATCGAGGACACTCCGAGCTTTACCCGCGACATGATTAGCAACCAGCTTGAGACGACTCAGATGGTGCTTCAGGCGGCTCCTCAGATTGGCGACGACATGGTGCTGAAGAAGCTTCCGTGGCTCACTCCCGAAGATATCGAGGAGATAAAAGCCAACCGCGACGCCGAGGAGTTTTCGCTTATTGGCGGAGGTGTGACGGATGGCGACGACACGTAGTATCGACTCTGTGCACCGCCACACGTCGCATCAGCTGAAGCTGCTTGAGCAAGCCATAAATCGCCTATACAAGGCAGCATCAACGAACGCGGCAAGCATCGGCGCTGTGTACTTCTCGCAGTACAAGAAAGAGTGGAACGAACAGCTGAAAAGGCTGAAGCGTGGCGACATAACGACAGCTGAGTGGATTCAATGGGCTACCAACACGGTTTTCCGTGGTGAGAGCTTTGAGCGTGTGAGCGATGAGCTGATTTCTATGCTCATGAGCACAGACGCCGAGGCGCTGGCGCTCATTGAGCAGATAAGGGCGGACGTTTTCGTGAACGCCCACAACTACTCAGCGTATGTCATCGAGCGTACGTTCTATGACGTGTCGTTTTCGGTCGTCAACGCACAGACTTTGCAGCTTCTTCAGAGCGGAAACGCTCCGATTCTTCCTGCTCTTACTTTGAACAGCAAGAAGGCAAGCAAATGGATGCAGAAGCGCATACGAAACGAGATTGCGTCTGGCATTTTGCAGGGCGAATCCATCGACAAGATGGCAAAGCGACTTCGCAATGTGTCCGGTATGGCAAATGCAGCGTCAATACGAACGGCGAGAACAGCGTGCACATGCGCAGAAAACGCCGGGCGTCAAATGACATACGAGGAGGCCGCAAAGCAAGGGCTGCGGATGCGTAAGCAATGGCTTTGCACGGTTGACTCGCGCACTCGTTCAAGCCATGCGAGCCTTGACGGAGAGACCGTGGAGTACAACAAGAAGTTCAGCAATGGGCTTATGTACCCCGGCGACCCAAAAGGCGCAGCGTCTGAGGTTTACAACTGCCGATGCACCATGGTCACAGTAGACCCGGAGGGAGACGACGGAGAGCGACGCGTCAACCACGCGGCGACTGGAAAGCGCTTGCTCACGTACAAGACATTCGATGAGTACATGCGCATGAAAGGAGGCGTCGTGACTTGAGCACGTTCAAACTAACGAGCCACCGCGCAGAGGTTCAAGCTGAGCTTGAGCGGAGGGTTCAAGCGGCTATGACACGATGCGCCGGCGAGATGGAAAAGCACGCTAAGCGTACGTGCCCCGTTGACACTGGGCGCTTGCGAAACAGCGTAGCCACAGAAGTCTCCGAAGGCGACGACAGCGTCGCGGCGTACGTCGGAACGAACGTCGAATATGCGCCGCACGTAGAACTTGGAACAAAGCGCATGAAAGCGCAACCGTTCCTGAAACCGGCTGTGGCAAATCACCAGAGCGCGTACAAGCGAATTATTCGCGACGAGCTTAAAGGCTGACACAGCCCAATGACAAGGTGAAACGCGGTGTATGCCGCTTTTCATAGATAACACATGAATAGAATCTGGACGCCAAAGAATGGGCGTCAAGGGAAAGGATGATAGACATGGCACTTACACGCAAGTTTTTGAAGGCTCTCGGCATCGAGGACGAGAAGGTTGATGAAATCATCTCTGCTCATACCGAGACGGTAGACGCCCTCAAGGCAGAGAGGGACGGCTACAAGGCGGACGCGGAGAAGCTCCCCGGCGTTCAGTCGCAGCTCGACGACGCGACCGCACAGTTGAACGACACGAAGGACGGTGGGTTCAAGGCCAAGTACGAGGCGGAGCACAAGGCTTTCGAGGACTACAAGGCCGACATCGTGGCAAAGGAAGCCCACGCAGCCAAGGAATCGGCTGTCAAGGCGTACTTCCACGACAAGGGAATCGCTGACAAGTCGATGACGCTCGCTATGCGTTACATCGGCGACGGCATTGATGCGCTGGAGATTAACGACGGCAAGATTAAGGATACCAAGAGCCTTGATGACGCCATCGCTGGCGACCTCGCTTCTCTGGTCGTTACGACCGGAACGAAGGGCGCTGACACGGCAAATCCCCCGGCAGGAAACGAGGGTGAGGCATCCAAGCCCATCAGCATCCCGACGCTTATCTAACACATGCGGCTGATTGCCGCGCTTATTCAGGAATTACGAAAGGATGATTCAACAATGGCACGTATTTCTTCTCTTAACGTTCTTCTGACTGACTCTGGCAAGGACTTCCTCGCCGAGCAGTACGGCAAGGTTATTGCCAACATCCAGAAGAACCCTATTTCTTCGCAGCTGAAGAACACTGACCTGTCCGGTAGCCCCACTTCCGGCACCGTTGAGGCTAAGCGTTTTGTGAACGCTACCTCTCAGGCTTACGGCACGGCTCGTTCTGGCGGCAAGGCCAACGCTGTCAAGGCCAAGCCAATCGTCATCTCCATCGACCAAGACGAGGAGATTCTTGAGGAGGTCGAGCAGAAGGATGTCAGCCTGTATGGCGTCGACAACTTCGTTGAGCGTCGTGCTGCCGAGTGCGAGCGCAAGATGACCAACAAGCTTGAGCATGCGTTCTTCGATACCGCAGCTACTGCTGGCACGCAGGTTACTCCTGTTGGCACTACGCCCGAGGCTATCGCTGAGGAGCTTATTCAGTCTGTTGAGACTGTGAGCAACGACTTCGTCGACGGCGTTGAGCGCAACATGATTGCGCTTGTGTGCAGCCCTGCATTCTACGGTCAGCTTCGTACGTATCTCGATGCTACGACGCACAACACCGAGGGCGAGGCTATCAACACCTATCACGGCGTGCGTATCTTCAGCTCCACGTACCTGCCCAAGGACGTCAAGGCCATCGCTATGGCCTACGGCTCCGTTGCGCAGCCTGTTCTCCCGACGATTGCGCCGGCTGAGAAGATTCAGCTGTCCAACGCTTACTCCTTCGGCATGTTCTACAACTACGGCACCAAGGCCGTTACCGAAGACCTCATCTTCGTCTACAAGGACGCTGAGGACTAAGCCTGAACGCTTGCGAGGGCGGGTGCATACCCGCCCTTGCTCCACTTGTTTCATGTACACAAAGCCATCCTGACGGGTGGCTTTCTTCATATGAGGAGGTTTTGAACAATGAAGAAGTTCAAGAACGCAGCCGGCACGATTTACGCTCCGCAGAGCGCTGACGTCGAGGCAATGATGCTCAAGGATGAGCGTCTCACGGTTGTTGCCGCCAAGAAGACCACCAAGAAGTCTACGGCTAAGACGGCTGACGCTGCTAAGGCTCCGGCGGACGACACCGCCGAGGATACTGCGACGACTGACGAGGCTGCTGAGTAGTAACGGAAGGAGGACAAGCGCATGCACATGATGGAATCGGTGCTGTCACACCTTCATAACTGGTTTGTCGCTCCCGACGGTATCCACGAGGGTACGTTCACCATCACGGACGGTAGCATCGACTTGTCCGACTTCTTGCAGGACGGTCAATACTTCCGTATCTGTGGCTCCGTCTTCAACGATGGAGTGTACGCC